CATATTATATATATAAAAGAAATTATAAATATAATATATCTAAATATATAATGGCTGGCGGATTATTAAATCTTATTGCAGTCGGTAATCAAAATGTCATAGTACATGGCGACCCCCAGAAAACATTTTTTAAGGTTACATACGCTAAACATAGCAATTTTGGATTACAAAAATTCCGGATAGACCATCAAGGGATACGGTTTTTAAGCCCCACTTCCGAAACTAAATTTAATTTCAAAATACCAAAATATGGCGATTTACTCATGGATACTTATATTGCCGTGAGAATGCCGACTATTTGGAGTCCTATATTATCTGATGGGGGTGATATATTTTCACACGAATTCAAATGGATTAAAGACTTAGGTACGCAAATGATTAATGAAATATCTATTAGTATTGGTGGTCAAGTTATTCAACAATATTCTGGTGAATATATTAAATGTATGGTTGAAAGAGACTATTCAAATGAAAAGAAAGAACTATTCAATAAAATGACCGGGAATGTTGAGGATATGTATAATCCTGGTGAAGAAGATATGTTATTTAAATATCGCGCGTATCCTAATAACGTTAGGCAACGAAAGACGGGCGGTAATCCAATTGAGTTTGACGATACCCTAACTGGTCATCCATCTATAATGGGGCGCACCTTATATATCCCATTAAATGCATTTTGGTGTATGTCAAGTAAAACTGCATTACCACTTGTATCATTACAATATACTGATTTGGAAATTGATGTTACATTAAAACCTGTAAAAGATTTATATACAATAATTAATACTGATAGAGATATATCTGGTTCATATATTGATGATATCTGGGCAACCATGGGCGACGACCAGCAAAAGTATTTTAACTATTATACGAGGGTGGCCCCGAATTATACAACACCGGAACATCAATTAAAATGGTTTATATATCCGTCAAAACGCACATCTCTACATGATGATGATAATGAAGCATTATCGAAGGAAGATATTGATAACTGGAATGCTCAGCGAGAAGATTGGAAAAGCGATGTTCATTTAATATCAACATATGCATTCTTATCGGATGAAGAGTCAGATATGTTTACCGAAACAAATCATGAAATATTATACAAAGATATCAAAAAACACACCTATCAATCTGTACATGGCACACGTCGAGTTAAGATCGAAACTTCATCATTAGTCTCTAGTTGGATGTTTTATTTTCGACGGGATGATGCTCGTGATTATAATGAATGGTCTAATTATACAAATCATAACTATAATACAAAACTACATAAAAATCGATATTTAGAAGCCGTCGATATAAGTATGAATAAAATATCACATAGTGATGCGAAAGATAATACCACTGGTATTAAATGGAATGGGCGGGATATTACATCTGTGTTGGCTGGAGTGCCACTTGTCACCAGAAGTTACAATGCATTTGCCCCGAAATCGATTCTTAATACAATGGGAATACTTATGGATGGCAAGTATAGAGAGAATATGTTTGAAGTTGGAATATATGATTATCTAGAGAAAATACGCTGCGGTGGCAACACCTGTGATGGATTATATTGTTATAACTTTTGCTTAAATACGAACCCATTTGATTATCAACCATCTGGTGCAATTAATCTCAGTAAATTTAAGACTGTTGAATTTGAGTTTAACACAATTGAACCGCCCCTTAATCCGACTTTTGAATCCATGAGTGTTTGTGCCCCGGGTGGTGGTCTGACTGGTATATCTGAAAAAGGCTCCTTGTATAAATATGATTATGACCTTATCGTATTTGAGGAGCGATATAATGTCTTGGAAATTAAGAACGGCATGGCAAGTCTTATGTTTTCTCGATAAATTGACATTTTCTATTGGGTTCCGTATATTTGGCATCATGGAGCATTTTCGCATATTCGTCGCTGACAAAAAATACTCAGAATGGCAGGTGATTAATGTCAAAACTGACACGCCCACTATTCTCACAGGACTTTCACCACTTCATTGTAAACTTCTAAATAATGACATTTTCACATTTGACAATGGTATAGTGCGAGTTGTCTCATCTAGCCATCGCAACATCGCAGGTGTCATTATTATCTCAAAAACGTATGGTACATATAAAGACAAATTTCTATATAAATGTATTCCACATGACGGTCGCCTGCCCGAGTTTCTTGTATCATATAAGATTCCCAAAAGTTTCCAAAAGAATCTTACGCCGGTTTATGTGAGTTTCAAGTTTAAATCGTGGGATGATAAGCATCCTCGTGGTGAGATAGTGAAAACCATTGGCACAACCGATGTTCTTTCTAACTTTTACGAGTATCAATTGGTATGCAAAAACCTTGACATTTCTATGAAAAAATTCAACAATGATGTACGAAAACGATTAAGTGTCTTGCCGACGCCCGAAAATCTAGAAACGATTCGTTCAAAATACAATATCACTGACCGACTTAAACAATATGTATTTACTGTGGATAACGAAGACACCCGAGACTATGATGATGCAATTAGCATTAATTCAACAGAAACTGGTTACATTATTAGTGTATATATTAGTAATGTTGCACTTTGGATGGAAACTTACAACATTTGGAATTCATTTTCAGAGAGAATTTCTACAATATATTTGCCAGACCAGAAAAGACCCATGATTCCATCTATTCTCTCTGATTGTCTATGTTCTCTCAAAAAGGGTGAAAACCGATTCGCATTCACAATGGATATGTGTATTACTGAAAACCATAATAGCTTTCATGTTTCTAAGATTAGTTATTCCAATTGTTTTATAAGAGTTAGAGAGAACCTTTCATATTCAAATTGTCACCATATACCTGAGTATAGAAAGTTGTTTAAGGTATTATGTCGCATATCCCCAAATAAAATGTCTACATCGCGTGATGTTGTTAATTATCTTATGGTATCAATGAATCATAATGTATCTTGTAGCATGATTAAATGTAATAACGGTATTTTTAGAAATGTCAATACACTCAATCGACAATGTGGTACAACTGAATCTCCGGACAACCTACCAGAAGATGTATATAATTATCTCACACAATATCGTAACACATTTGGCGAATATGTTAAATATAAAGATATGACAGAACATAATCATCTCAAACTTGAGTCATATCTTCATATAACATCACCTATAAGACGGATTGTAGATTTGCTTAACATGATTCAAATTCAAACAAATCTCGGTATGATGACATTTGGAACAGATGCTGGTGCATTTCATAGTGATTGGATAGGTCGGTTAGACTATATTAATACATCCATGAGGGCCACCAGAAAACTGCAAAACATCTGCAATGTCATGTCATTGTTTGGTGGAGTATTCAACGATGATGTTTACAAAGGGTATGTTTTCGATAAAATAACAAAGGTGGATGGTCAACTGCAATATTCGGTGTATATTCCAAATATCAAATACACATGTAAGTTGTTAACACCTCAATATTTTCGTGAATATAGTCCTCATTATTTTGAAGTTTATATGTTCAAAGATGAATATAACATCAATAAAAAAATTAAAATTTCATATCATCATACTTAACTGATTATATCTTTTATATTTGACATAAACAGTTTGAAAACAGCTAACTCGTGATATGTCATAATCGAAAGGAAATTTTCGATTTCAATGAGTCGTTTATGATTTCTCTCTACATGATTTTTTATTGTATAAGTCATTCTATGAACTTTGGCATTTGTTAAAGTAATATGATTAAATAGTTCATCCCCACGCATGGTGTAGTCTCCAATTTCAGGCCAGGTGGATTGAGGCGAAAACGTAAAATATTTTATTAGGAACCAAATAAAATATTTATAACATTTTGGCATCGTTAAATATTGTTCGACTTGGTCTGAAATGATGGTCATAACTTCTTGCAGTTTTATCATGTAAAGTGTCGGATTGTCATATACAATCACACTGTTTGGTGGTATATCATTGCTTATTTCGCACAATAGTTCAATGTGAACCTCTTCTTGCTGGATGCGATGAAGATAATAATATATCATGTTTTGAATATCATGCGGAGCTGTTTCAATGTATGTGATGTCTCTCATTCAATGATGTAATATTATATCACTTCACATTAGAAATCAATTAAAATATATCTATTAAAATATATCTATTTAGTATTAATGCAAAATGCATTCAAAAATTTTTATGAATGGGAAAAATGGGAAGGTATTATGCATCATTTCTTATTAGTATTGGTTATATACGTAATGTATATGTTTTATGTTGATAAAAAAAACAGGACCTTGCCAAATATCTTATTATTTACAATTATTATTAGTATTGATACGTTAATTCACCAAAACCTTAATACACGCAACCAGAAAAATGCTGCGTATTTATAGTAGAGATTTCATTATTCGAATTTCTTTTTCCTGTGTATCAATGATTTCTTTTGCTAAATTTTTTATTTGGGGGTTACTTGTTCTTTCATAAATTTTATGTGTTGTTGTCAGCGCTGTTGAATGATGTGGTATCATTCGTCTTAACCATTGTTTATCATCAACTAACAATTGTTGTCGCAATAGTAATTGTGATACACTAATAGATAAAATAATTCCAGTAGAGAGAACTAACATATTGAAATGTCCCATCGATAAATAATGAATAACCTCGTGACCCCATATCATATTTGATGCCATTAATAACCCGCCATAAAATAGAGTTAATGATGTATACAGGTCTGAAAATCTGTACGCTAAAATATTCATGGGATTAAAAAACATACCGACTATTACCATTACAACAAATGAAATGAAATGAGTTTTCATATGAGTTGATTTCATATATATTATAAGTTTTATTTAATTATTTGATTGATGAGGTCTTCAATTTTTTTTTTCTTATGACCGGATTCTCTCATAGCAAAAAAAGATAGAGGTAACTGCTATCCTTTTTTTGGTATTTAATGACACTCTCCTACGATTTTTTTCACGTTTGCCACAGTGTCGTGTTCTCTCATATACCAGTCCACATTGAACGGGTAATCCACCACATCTTTCGAATATGGTCTGGTCCACGTTGTCGTCTCCGGGCAGTACTTTCGGCCAGCCGAGATATGAAATAACTTGCCAGTGCGGGGATATGCCTGCCAGTCCA